CCGTGGCAGTGCTTTTACATCACGACCGTGTTCGGGTGGGTCAATCGCAACGGCACGCGACGCTTTCGCCGCGCGTATGGCGAGATCGCTCGCGGCAACGCGAAGTCGACGCTTAGCGCTGGCATCGGTCTGTACATGACATGCGCAGACGGCGAGAGCGGCGCAGAGTGCTACTCAGCGGCGACCACCAAAGATCAAGCGCGCATCGTGTTCGGCGACGCTAAGGCGATGGCGCGCAAAGCGACGACGCTTCAGCAAAGCTTCGGCATCGAACCGCTCGCGCACGCCATCGTGCAAGCGCGCAGCAACTCGATCTTCAAAGCGCTCGCTGCTGAAGACTCGTCGCTGGACGGACTCAACACGCACTTCGGCTGCATCGATGAACTGCACGCGCATCGCACGCGCGGCGTGTATGACGTGATCGAAACGTCGACAGGCAAGCGCGACAACTCTCTGTTGTGGGTGATCACGACCGCTGGCTCGAACCGCTCCGGTATCTGTTACGAGGTTCGCAGCTACGTGAAGGGCGTGCTCGAAGGCAAGATCGTCGACGACACGCAGTTCGGCGTGATCTACTCAATCGATGATGACGACGACTGGACTAGCGAGATCGCGCTACGCAAGGCGAACCCGAATTGGGGCGTGAGCGTGCAGCCGGAAGTCGTGAGCGCGCTGCTGCAGAAGGCGATCCAGTTGCCGAGCGCGTCCGCGAACTTCAAGACCAAGCACCTGAACGTGTGGGTGGGCGCAGCGAACGCGTGGATGGACATGCGCAAGTGGGACGCGTGCGCAGACACGTCGCTCAGCGAGGACGACTTTGAGGGCGAGGAGATATTCGGCGCGCTCGATCTGGCAAGCAAGATCGACTTCACCTCACGCGTGCGCGTGGCGTGGCGCGACGACGTGCTGTGCGTCTTCGACACGCACTATCTACCCGAGGCCGCTGTCGAGCGCAGCGACAACGCGCAGTTGCGTGGCTGGTGTGATCTCGGGTTCGTTCAAGTCACTGACGGCGAGGCGACCGACTTCAAGCGCATCGAGCACGACGTGCTCGAAGACTCGAAGCGCTTCAATCTGCAGGAGTACGGCTACGATCCGTGGCAGGCGAGCTACCTCGCGCAGCGCTGTGTCGAGCACGGCGTGCCCATGATCGAGTACCCGCAGAATGTCAGCACGATGTCCGAGCCGATGAAGCAGTTGCAAGCGCTCGTGTATAGCGGCAAGCTTCGCCACAGCGGCAACCCGGTGCTGAACTGGATGATGGGCAACGTCGTGGTGACTGTCGACGCGAAGGACAATATCTACCCCCGCAAGGAGCGCGATCAGAACAAGATCGACGGCGTGATCGCGCTCATCATGGCGGTCGGTCGCGCGTTCGCTGCGCGCGAAGCTCAAAGTGAACCGATGATCGTGAGGCTCTGACATGACACAGACTGCGACGTGGTACGACGCCGAGAAGGTGCGGCAACCCGGCTCGACGATCCTCACGAACTGGCGACGCGAGCGCGAGCAAGCTCGCGCAAGCAAGACGACGAACGTGCAGAATTTCCAGAACGGCTCGCTGTCGGTGAGCGAGTTCGCGGACTGGATCTTCGGCGAGACTCGACGCAGCAGCACGTATGTCAGCGAGTACACGGCGATGTGCATCTCGACCGTCTACGCGTGCGTGGCGCTCATCGGCGGCTCGATTGCATCGATGCCGCTCAACATGTATCGACGCGTCGACGACGACGACCGCAAGAGCATCAAGCCCGACGAGTGGTGGATGCTCAACGAGGCGTTCTATCCGTGCTGGCCCGCCGCAGCAGCGTGGGAGTACATCTCATGGTCGAAGCTGCTGCTCGGCGACGCGTTCGTGCGCATCCATCGCGCGTCGCGCATGTCGAACCGCATTGTTGGATTTGAGCCACTTCATCCGAACACCGTACAAGTCGCACGGGTGGGCGCGGAGCTTTACTACAAAGTTGGCGCGCAGCCGTCGCAGAGCAAGGGCAGCGTGAGTCTCGTCGAAGTCGGTCAAGAGGACATGCTGCACATACCCGGCCCCGGCTTCAATGGGCTGCGCGGCATGTCTCAGATCAGCAGCGTGCTCGCGGGCGCGGGCGGCATCGCGCTCGGCGCTGGCGATCACACGCGGGCGTTCTTCGAGAATGCAGCGCGCCCCGACTTTGTGCTGCAGACGGACGGCGATCTCAAGCAGGACAAGATCGACCAGTTGCGCGCGCAGTGGAACGATCTGTTTCAGGGCGCGACGCGCGCATGGAAGCCCGCGGTGCTCGGTGGCGGTCTGAAGGTGCAGCCGATCACGATCAACGCTCACGACGCGCAGTTGCTTGAGACGCGCAAGTTCCAAGTCGAAGACATCTGCCGCATCTTCGGCGTCCCGCCTCACATGGTCGGGCACACGGAGAAGACGACATCGTGGGGCAGCGGTGTCGAAGCGATGGGCATCGGTTTCGTGAAGTACACGCTGCAGCGACATCTCGTCGCGTTCGAGCAGGAGATCAACCGCAAGGTCTTCCTGAATGCTGCGCGCTTCAGCGAGTTCGCCACCGTGGGGCTTGAGCGCGGCGACACAAAGACGCGGTACGATGCCTACCGCACGGCGCTCGGTCGCGCTGGCGAGAAGGCGTGGATGACCGTCAACGAAGTGCGGAAGGCCGAGAACATGTCGCCTGTTGACGGCGGCGATGAATTGGAGAATCCTTCCGACCCAAACGAACCGGCAGATGATTCAGCCGAAGGGACGAACGGTGATAAGCCGACTGATCCGACTCCTGATTGACAACCGCGCAGTGCAGTTCGAGGGGCGCGGCCTTCGCATCGATGCGAAGGCGGGCAATGACCCGACCATCTACATTTACGATGTGATCGTGGCGAATGACAGCGAGGCCGAGTTTTGGGGTGGCGTCTCCGCTGAGTCGTTCGTGAAGGAAGTCCGCGCGCTCGACGCGAAGACGATTCACGTTCGCATAAACTCACCGGGCGGCGACGTGTTCGCTGCTCGCGCTATGCAGGCGGCGCTGCGCGACAGCGGCGCGAAGATCGTGGCGCACGTCGACGGCATCGCCGCAAGCGCGGCATCGTTCATCGCAGTGCAAGCAGACGAGACGATCATGGGCGAAGGCTCCATGATGATGCTGCACAAGTCGTGGGCGATGCAGATGGGCAACGCAGACGACATGCGTCAGACCGCAGACATTCTCGACAAGAACGACGTGCTGCTCGCGCAGACCTACGCGCGAGCAAGCGGCATGGGCGAAGACGAAGTGATGTCGCTGCTCGCTGCCGAGACGTGGCTGACGCCCGACGAAGCGACCGCGAAGGGCTTCGCGGACAGCATCGATCTTGGCACGAAGGTCGAGAACCACTGGAAGATCGACGCTCTGCGCTCGAAGTCCGAAGACGACTCGACGCAGGGAGCCGGGGCGGCGGTCGGGTCCCATACGCCCGACTCTGCGGGTTCGACTCCCGCCCCTGCAACCAAACCGGAAGACAGCGCGCGCCACGACCCGAGTCATTGGGTGCGCGCGCTCAGTTCCATCAAGTTCGGCACAAGCGGCGCTTCCGCCAATCTCGCCGAGGTCGCCCGCTAAGCGGGCTTTTTCACATAGGAGTGAGAGCATGAAAGCACTGGTTGAACTGCGGGAGCGTCGCACGGCGAAGATGGTCGAAGCGCGCAAACTGCTCGACGAAAACACGGGCGACAAGTGGACGAAGAAGATCGAGGAATCGGTCGACGCGCTCTACAACGAGATCAGCGCGCTCGAAGGGCAGATCACGCGACACGAAGAACTGCGTCGTCGTGAGGCCGAGGGCGCCGAGTTCGCTGGCGCGCAGTTCGAGGGCGTTGCGAACGCTGCGCTTGGCTCGAACGTCGGCAAGGGCGATGCGGCCCGCAAACTGTTCGACAAGTGGGTGCGCGGCGGGTGGGAAGGGCTGTCGAACGAAGACATCCTGAAAATCCGCGCGACGATGAGCACCACGACCGGCTCGGAAGGTGGCTTCACCGTGCCGTCCGAAATCTCATCGCAACTCGTCGACTCGATGAAGGCATACGGCTCGATGTGGGCGCTCGCGGAAGTTATCCGCACCGGCGACGGTCGCCCGCTGTCGTTCCCGACCTCTGACGGCACGTCGGAAACGGGCGAGTGGATCGCGCAGAACACGACCGCGACCGCCGCTGACCCGACCTTCGGCACCAAGTCGCTGAACGTGTTCAAGGCGTCGAGCAAGATCGTCGCTGCGCCGTTCGAGTTGCTGCAAGACTCCACGATCAACATGGAAGCGTTCATCAACGCACGGCTCGCCACGCGTCTCGGTCGTCTCGGCTCGACCGCGTTCACGGTCGGCACGGGCACGACGCAGCCGGATGGCGTCGTGCCGCAAGCCACGTCGGGCAAGGTCGGCACGAGCGGTCAGACGCTCACGATCATCTTCGACGACATCGTGGACCTGATCCACGCCGTCGATCCCGCGTACCGCAAGCCCGGATGTGCGTTCATGGCTGGCGACGCGCTGGTGAAGGTGATCCGCAAGCTGAAGGACACGGCGAACCGCCCGATTTGGGCGCCGTCGTTCGAGGCTGGCATCACGCGCGGCGCGAACCCGGCTGCACACGGCGGCTTCACGTCGCAGGACACTCCGGTGCCGTTCGACACGCTGCTCGGGTATCCGCTCTACATCAACAACGACATGGCCGTGCCAGCGGCGAACGCGAAGACGATGCTGTTCGGCGACTTCTCGTTCTACAAGATTCGCGTGGCGATGGACGTGAGCATGTTCCGCTTCACCGACAGCGCGTACACGAAGCTCGGCCAAGTGGGCTTCCTCGCGTGGGCGCGCATGGGCGGCAACCTGCTCGACACCGCCGCTGTGAAGTTCTACCAGCACAGCGCCACGTAAGCGTTCCTCCGCTCGGTGGGGCTTCACAGCAGTCCACCGTTTCGCCGGGGCTTCGGCCCCGGTTTTTACATCAACGACCGAAAGGCATAGTCATGGGACGCAACAGAGCAGCAGCAAAAGAGGGCATGGTCAGCGCGCGAGTGCTGGTCGGGTATGACTTCAACGGCGTGCGGGTGCAAGTCAACGACGTGGTGCAGTGCTCGCCCGAGTTCGCGGCAGAGCACGGGGGTGTGCTCGATGCGACGCCCGAAGCTGTCGAGTACGCGCTGAGCGAAGAAGGCGGCGGCAAGCACGTCGACATCAGCAAGACCGAAACCGAAGAACAGTAGTCCAACAAGCACAGGAGCAGACCGTATGGAATCCGCAGTCGTTGAAGTGGGAGTCGAGGGCTACGCGCCCACCGTCACAGTGCAACCGATCGATCCGGAGCGCGGCAAGTACGAGCGCATGTGGAAGCGCGACGAGTACCGCGTCGTCGCTCCGGGCGAGAACGCGGCGATGCTGTTCCTGTCGCTGGCGAAACCATCGGCCGACTCCCACGTTATCGACTTCGGCTGCGGCACGGGCCGTGGCGCGCTGCGCATCGCTCAGCTTTCGGGCGCGCGCGTCACGATGCTCGACTTCGCCTCGAACTGCCTCGATCAAGAAGTGCGGGACGCAGGGCTAGAGTTCGTCCGACACGATCTGCGAGAGCCGACGAAGCTGCGCGCGCGCTACGGCTACTGCACCGACGTGATGGAGCACATCGAGCCCGAGCGAGTCGACGCAGTGCTGCAGAACGTGCTGCAAGCTGCGCAGTTCGTGTTCTTTCAGATCAGCACGACAGACGACGTGATGGGCGCGCTGCACCTGTCTGTGCACGACTCGACGTGGTGGGCGAAGAAGTTCGCGGACTTCGGCTGTCTCGTGCAGTACGCGGGCGAGGGCGATGGCGTCTGCATGTTCTACGTGACTGCGTGGGCGACCGGGCAGGACGTGGCCGACGTGGGCGTGCTGAACGTCAGCGTCGAGACGGTGCGCAAGCAAGTCGAGACGAACGTGCGCGCGGGCTGGCAGCAAGTGTCGCCGCACGCTGAGCAGGACACCGAAGTGATGATCGTGGGCGGCGGGCCGTCGCTGCGCGACAGTCTCGACGACATCAAGGCGTTGCGCGAGGCTGGCGCGAAGCTCATCACGCTGAATGGCGCCTACAACTGGTGCCTCGCGCAAGGTCTGAAAGTGTCCGGCACCATCGTCGTCGACGCGCGCGAGTTCAACGCGCGCTTCACGCACCCGGTCGTCGACGACACGAAGTACTTTGTCGCCTCGCAGTGCCATCCGAGCGTGCTAGAAGGGCTACCCGGCGACCGCACGTACCTCTGGCACACGACTGCCGAGACGATCCGCGACGTGCTCGACGCGAATCTCACGTACTGGTGGGGCGTGCCGGGTGGATCGACCGTGCTGCTGCGCGCGATCCCGCTGATGCGAATGCTCGGGTACAAGCGCTTCCACCTGTTCGGGTGCGACTCGTGCTTGACCGACGAGCAAGCGCACGCGTTCGCGCAGCCCGAGAACGATGGCGACATCGTGATCGAGTGCACGGTCGGTGATCGGATGTTCAAGGCGACGCCGTGGATGGTGTCGCAGGCGCACGAGTTCATGGACTTGATCCGCTTCCTCGGCAACGAGATTGAGCTAGAAGTCTATGGCGATGGCATGATTGCTCACATCCTCCGCACTGGCGCGGAGCTTTCGGAAAGGGAGTAGGACATGGCTGCTGGTCCGTGGAAGGTTTACGCCAAGGCGAAGAAGTACTTCGGCAACGGCACAATCACGCTCGGCGCGGGCGTGTTCAAGATGCAACTGCACCGCGCGTCGGCGTCAGCGGCGATCCTCGCGCTGTCGACTCGCTCGACTGCTGCATCGATCCCCGGCGAGATCAGTGCCACGGGCGGCTACGTTGCTGGTGGGCGCAATCTGCCGCCAGCGACCGCGAAGTGGACGGTCGGCGCGTCAGCGAAGCAGATGCGGTTCAGCTACACCGCATCCGGGCTGATCTTCACCGCGTCGGGCGCTGCGCTGAATAACATCAAGTACGCGCTGATCAAGAACTCGGCTGGCAAGCTGCTGTGCTACTGCACGCTGTCCACTGCTGCGTTCACCGTCACGACGAACAACACGCTGACGGTCGCGCCGAACGCGTCCGGCGTGTTCACGCTGGCGTGATGCGCGCCGCCATCATGCGGCTGGCGTTCGCGCTGGCGTCGCTCCCGATGGCGGACGCTCTCGCGGCACCGCCGCCGTGCTGGCCGAATCTCACGCTGCCGATCAGCGTCGAGATGGCGCGAGCGCCGACGACGGTCGAGATCGGGGACGTGGTTTACGCCGCGTCTCCGGTCGGCGTCGTGTGGGGCTATACGTGCAAGGCGGTCGACGGTCAGCACTTCAAGATCATCGCGGCGGGCGCGTGGGAGAACATGCCGCGCGACTGGCTGTACATCGCCGACACGCTGCTGAGAGGCACGGACGCTGATCGCGCTGCCGCTTGGAACAAGTACGCGACAGCGAGCGAGTGGGACGCCCGCTTAAAGCCCGACCTCGATATGGTGTGGGCGATGCTGCCGAATGCGCCGCCGCCGCCGCCAGTGGTCGCGTGGCGCGTGCTCGCCGATCCGTTCCGCACTGACAAGAAGCGCTTGGTGTACACGGTCGTCGCTGGCAAGCGCGGCCCCGCCACCAGTCCCGCGCAGTACGTTGACGCTGGCGCTCCGTGCGATCCAGTGACGACGATCACAGAGTTCGGGTCGGCCACCTTCATGTCCGTGCTCGGCAATCCCGCGCTGATCGCGCGATGCGTGAAGCAATGAAGATCAAACTCACCATGGAGCTAGACATGAACGAAAAGGAACTCGCCGCTGCGCTGCAAGGCAAGATCGCGGAAATGGGCACGGTCGTCGAGGCAGTGCTCGGCATGTTCGACACGCTGCGCGCTGCAGTGAACACGCAGAGCGACGTGTCTCCCGAACTGCTCGCCGCATCGCAGGCGGTCGACGCGCAGCGCGCGGCACTCGTCGAAGCGCTGCAGGCGATTCAAGCGCAACCGCTGCCGGGTGTGACGCCCGTCTGATGGGCCAAACGTCGCGGAAAGCCCGTGGGCTTTCCACGGCGGAATCGCTCAAGCGGGCGCGAGCCGCGCGGTTCAAAGCATCGATGATGCGCGACATCGCGTTCGCTTTGAGCGATGACATGATGATCAACGAGGCGTCGTTGATCGTATTCACCAAGGGGCAGATGCGTGGCTTGCGAGCCACGATCAAGCGTCTGCGAATGATCGATGGCCGGTAATGTCGTCATGCGTGGCAAGAAGTTCCCGCTGCTGCTCGACGGTGCGACGCGGCGCTTTTTCCGCACGTCCGAAGGCTTCCCGATCTGGCTGCACGGCGACACGCCTTGGTCGCTCATCGTGCAGTTCACGCAAGCGCAGATCGTCACGATCCTCGACAAGCGGGCGGCGCAAGGCTTCAACGCGATCCAGTTCAACGCCATCGAGCACCACTTCAGCGATCAGTCCCCGGCGTACCGAACGGTCGAAGGCTATGACCCGTTCACCACGATGACCGACTTCGGCTCTACGCCGGTCGCTAACTACTGGAACAAGGTCAAGTTCGCCATCCGCGAGGCGCGGCGACGCGGCATGGTGTGCCTGATGAACCCGGCTTATTGGGGGTACGGCGGCGGCGGCGAGGGGTGGTGGAGCGAGATCAACGCGGAGGTCGCGGGCGACTTGCAGACCTATGGGGCGTGGCTCGCCAACAACATCACGGACGAGAACGTGCTGTGGTGCTTCGGCGGCGATTGGCCGGGTGGCTCGTCGGCGGACCGCGACAAGCAGTGGAACATCGTCACCGGGATGCGCTCGGTGCGCACGGATCAATTCATCACTGCCCATAACACGCGCAGCGACAGCGACGCCTACTCAACGTGGGGGCCAAGTTACGCGGGCTTCAATCTGAACAACTCGTACACCGACAACGATGTGCAGCCAGAGGCGGCGACGGCGTATAGCCGTGGCTTGCCGTTTGTGATGATCGAGGCCACGTATGAGCAAACGGCGGTGTTCACTGGCCCTCAGGCGCGAGTCGAGTCGTGGCAGGCGGCGATGTCGGGAGCGTGCGGCGCGTTCTACGGGCAGACGCCGTTTTGGGCTGGCGGCGCAGTCATAATCAGTGGTGGTGCGGGCGCGGCGGCAACGATAGCGAACGACATGGACGTGATCGGCGCTCAAACGCTCGCGCACCTTGCGTCCTTCATGCGCTCCGCGCCGTGGTGGAAGATGGCACCGAGCACCGGCACCGGACTCGTCACGTCGTCGCTGTTCAGTGGCGCGGGCCGAACGTGCCCGATGTTGGCGACTGACGGCACGTTCGCCGCGATCTTCACGAACTTCTCAAGCTCGACGACCGTCAACATGGGCGCGATGACCGGCTTGAGTCCCGGCACGGTGCGGGCGCGTTGGTACGATTGCAGCAACGGCCAGTATTCGGCCATCGGTAATTACGCGAACTCGGGCACGCAAGTCATCACGCACCCCGGCAACAACGCGGGCGGCAATAGCGACTGGCTCATGGTTCTAGATCAGGGGTAGGCATGTCCGTCGCCTTCGCAAACGCAAATAGCATCGTCCTGAACGACTTCAGCGGTAGCGGCGGCAACCATGTGGTGTCGCCGCCAGCCAGCCTCGCGGCGGGCGACTTGTGGCTAGTCCTCGCGGTCGCTGACCAAGACAATGGAACGGGCGAGCCGAACACGCCTTCTGGCTGGACAAAGCACTACGGGCGTCGCGTCGATGGCAACCCGAACTATTGGCCGCAAGGACTTTGCTTCTGGAAGATCGCCGGATCGAGCGAGAGCGATGTCACTTTCGCCTACGCCTCTGGCGCTTATCAGGTGCACAGCCTGTCGGCTCGATTCACCGGCACGCATCAGACAGCGCCGCTCGGCACGCCGGTCGAGACGCAACACTTCAATAACGCTGCGCCGGTTCAGTCGTTCGATCCGACCGACATCACGATTGCCAACGCGGGCGCGATGCTCGTCGAGCACGTCTGGGCGCAGAAGCTGGGCGGTGCGCAATCAACGCCTTCGGTGTCGAGCGACCTCACGCAAATCTACGCGCGCGGCACTAGCGGCGTTCAGATTTACGATAAAGGCGCGGTCGGCTACCTTGCGCGCAACGCAGGCGCTTACTCACCGAACAACGTCAACTTCGACAATGGCGGTTGTGAGCGCATTGGCGTGACGCTGTTCGAGATCATTCCGGCCAGCGGCGCGAGCGCGGTTCGTCAAGCAATGGCACAGTATCGGCAACGGAGAGCCGCATGAAGATTCTCAAGCAAAGCACCGCCGTCACGATCAAGATGGGGCCGTACCTCGACTCTGCGGACGGCAACACCGAAAAGACCGCGCTCACCATCGCGCAAGCCGATGTGAAGTTGTCGAAGGCACACGGTACGCTCGCTCAGAAGAACGACACGAGCAGCGCGACGCACGACGCGAACGGCATCTATGGGGTGCCGCTCAACACGACCGACACGAACACGCTCGGTCAGTTGAAGGTGTACACGCACCCGACTGGCTCGTTGCCGGTGTGGGACGACTTCCTCGTGGTGCCTGCGAACGTCTACGAGTCATTGGCCGGTGGCGAGTACCTTGAGGTCGCGTCACTCGCGCCCGACATCATCCCGAGCGGCAACACGCTCACCGTGCGCAAGCGCGATGGCTCGACCACGCAATTCACCAAGACCGCGACGAGCACCGCTGGCGCGAACCCGATCACGCAACTGGACTAAGCCATGACTCAGCAAATCATCACGCTACCGGGCGCTGGCAAGGATGTGGCGGTTGATCGCATCGCTGGCGTTGACTATCAGCAAGTCAAGCTCGTCGACGGCACGCTCGACTCGACGATCAAGGCGAAGGTCGTCGACGACAACCCGCTTCCCGCCGATGGCGGCCTCGTAGTGCGGCAAGCGCCCGAGGACGTGTGGCAGGAGTCGTTCTCCGACGTTGACGGCGCTGCGCTCTCGTCGAACGTCATGTCGCAGATTTTCAAGTCGGCGTCGGTCGGCGTGTCGCAGTCGGGCGGCAATCTTGTGCTGACGGCGGGCACGACTGCCAATGCTGAGTTCTTGGCGCGAAGCTCGCACGCGTTCTACGGCGCGATGATCGCTCGACACAAGACGATCCTCTCGCAACGCATCGCGCAGAACAACTTCGCCATCCTGCTCGCCGATCTGATCGGTGAAGGGCTGAGCGTCACGATCAACGGCGCGACGAGCATCAGCGTCACGAAGACCGCGCACGGCTTCACGGCGAAGAACGTCGGTCAGTTCATGCTCATCGGCGCGATCAGTGGCGCAGCGGGCGTGCCGGGGCGGTACGCCATCGCTTCGATCCCTGATGCGAACACGATCAACTTCACCGTGGCTGGCTGGCCTGCGAGCGGTTCGTGCACGATCACGCTGTTCGGTCACAACTACGTCCGCACGCTGTATGACTCGACGACGGCGACGAACGCGAAGGTCGACGCCCAGCGCAACGGGTGGGCGTCGGGTGACACGACGGCGACGATCAACACCACGGCGTCACCGGGTCATGTGATGCAGACGGCGATGGACGGTCGGAACATCTACTGGTCCGACTCGCTCGTTGCATCTTCGACCACGCCGACCGTGACGGTGCGCGCGAGTCGCATCGAAGTGATGCCCGACGACGACAAGGCGCTGTACTACTTCATTTGGCTGTACAACGGCACGACGAACCCGGCGAGCGGGACGACGTGGACGATTGGCTTTATCGCCGTTGAAGACATGGCGAACGTGCCGACGTTCATTGCAGGCATCCGCCCGACCGGCTTCGCAGCGCCGCTGCCGGTTGTGCAAACGGTCGCGGGGCCGACACAGCCGGTGAGCGGCACCGTGACTGCGAACATTGGTACGGGCGCGATTGCGGCGGGCACGAACGCTATCGGCGATGTCGGCGTGCAGTATCGAGCGAGCAACGCGGGCGCGGCGAGCGGGGCGCATGTGGTGTCCGCGGCGACCACGAACCCGACTGTGATCAAAGCAAGCTCGGGTCGTCTGCTCGGGTGGTGTCTTACGAACAACGCGGCGGCGAAGGTCTACGTGAAGTTTCACAACCAAACCACGTCGCCCACCGCTGGCACTGGCGTCGTGCGCAGCGTCGGCATTCCCGCAGGCGGTACGGTCGTGTTCACGCTTGAAGGCGGCATCGAGTTCACCACCGGCATCGCCATGACTATCGTCACGGGCGCAGCCGACTCGGACGCCACGGCTGTCGCGGCGAACGATGTCGTCGGCGACATCTTCTACAAGTAGGAGCGCAGCATGAAGATCAAGTTGACGGAAGCAGTGACGCTAGGCGGGCAGGACTTCATCGCCGATCAGATGCTCATCATCGACCCGGTCGCGGGTCAGGCGCTCGTCGACGCATCGAGCGCAATCGAGTTGCCGGAAAGCGAACCCGGCGTGTTCATCGGAGTGTAGTCATGCCAGCAACGAAGAAGCAGATCGCGGACGCCGCGAAGATCGCATCGGACGCGCAGACGAATCTCGACGCGCTGCAGGCGCGCAAGGCGTCCGCGCAAGCGACGCTTGCCGATCTGAACACGAAGATCGGGCTGGCGCAGACAGCGCGCGATGATGCGATCACAGCACTGACGACGGTCGTCAATCAGCCGTAGGAGTAGCGCGTGCTGCTGCTGCTGTTCGGGAACCAGACGTGGGGCTTCCGAGGCGTCTCGCTTGAGCTTGGGCTAGGACAGACTCAAGCACCGCCCGGAACCGCGTCGCTGACGATCACCGGCTACGCGCCGGTTGTGACGGTCAGCAGCGGCGCGAACGTCGTCAAGACTCCCGCGCAGGCGGCGCTCGCCGTCACGGGCTACGCGCCCGACGTGACGCTCACGGTGCCGCCACCCGGCGTCGCCAACCTGACGCTCACCGGGTACGCGCCCACGGTTCAGATCAGCGGCGCGGGCATCCTCAAGACGCCGGGGGCCGACTCGATCACGATCACCGGCTACGCGCCGGGGGTCACGCGCGGCACGATCATCACGCCGGGGGTGAGCGCGCTCGCGCTGACCGGGTACGCGCCGAGCGTGCTGCGCGGCACCATCATCGCGCCGAGCGTCACGGCGCTGTCGATCACCGGGTACGCGCCCGTCGTCACGCAAGGCCGGGTCATCACGCCGGGGGCTGGCGCAGTCACGGTGACGGGCTACGCACCCACGCTGGCCGCGGCTGGCACCGTCACGCCGGGAGCCGGGGCGGTCGTCCTTACGGGCTACCCGCCGCTGGTAGGGCAGTCGTTCAGCATCACGCCGCCCGCTGGCTCGATCACGCTGGTCGGGCACGCTCCGAGCGTCACCACGTCCGTCTCAGGCGTCGCGCAGCCCGGTGTCGCTGCTCTGACGATCACGGGGTACGCGCCGACCGTCACGACGACGGCGCACCGCGTCATCACGCCGCCTGCCGGGTCGCTGACCATCGCCGGGTTCGCACCCGACGTGCTGCGCTCGTGGGTCGTCATCCCGAACGCTGGCAGCGTGGCGCTGGTCGGGTACGCGCCCGTCGTCACGGTGTCGCAGTCGGGCGTGGCGCAGCCGGGGCCGGGAAGCCTCACCCTGACCGGCTACCCGCCAACGGTCAGCGTCAGCACAAGCTCGATACTCAGCCCGAACCCTGCTGCGCTGTCGATCACGGGGTACGCGCCAAGCGTGCTGCGCGGCGCTGTGGTGCTGCCGAACCCTGCTGCGCTCGCTCTGACCGGGTATGCGCCCGTCGTCACGCGCACGCAGGGACAAGTGCCCGGTACGGCCACGCTCACCCTGACGGGCTACCCGCCAGTGGTGACGGCAACCGGCATCGCTAACGCGTCTGCGGCATGGCGGCGTAACATGGAGCAGGGCGGCGGGCGACCCGCCGAGGGCGGCTCCCGACGCACGTCGGGTTCGAGCATGAGAAGGACGAAGCAATGACCCTCAGACTGATCACGGCTCCCGGCTCTGAGCCGATCTCGCTCGCAGAGGCGAAGACACACTTGCGCGTCACGCACTCGCTCGAAGACGCGCTGATCACGTCGCTGATCACAGCAGCGCGCGAGATGTGCGAGCAGAAGATCGGTCGCTCGCTGATTCAGACGACGTGGGAGGTCGTGCTCGATTGCTTCCCCGACGAGATCAGACTCGACATGCCGCCGATCTTGGCGGTCGCGTCGCTGAAGTACATCGATGCAAACGGCACTCTGCAGACGTGGGGCGCTGGCAACTACTACGTGGACAAGGATCGGGAACCGGGTTGGGTTCTCCCCGCGTTCGGCGTGTCGTGGCCGGATACGCGCGAGCAAGCGAACGCGGTGCGCGTGCAATACACCGCAGGGTATGGCGTCGACGCGACGACTGTGCCAGTCGCGCTGAAGTCGTGGATTCTCGTCACCATCGGCACGCTGTACGAGAACAGGGAGTCGCTGATCACCGGCACCATCGTGCACAAGCCGACGTTCTTCGACTCGCTGCTCGACGCGTATCGCGTCCCGAGACTCTGATGCGCGCAGGCAAGCTCGACACATCGATCACGATTCAGTCGCGCGTGACATCGCGCGACGCGCTCGGAGGTCCGGTCGAGACTTGGAGCGACGTTGCGACGACGTGGGCCGAAGTGCAGGAACAGCGCGGGCAAGAGTACGCGGCGGGGCGTCTGTTGCAGACGCAGGCAGTCCGGTCGACAATCTTCCGCACGCGCTACGTGCCGAACGTCGACGCGACGATGCGTGTCGTCGAAGGGTCGCGCACGCTGCAGATCGTGTCAGTGGCGACAACGGGCAGGAACGAGGGCCTTGAGATCGTGGCAGAGGCAGTGAATGGCTGAGTCGACGACCCGCGTTGAAGGCTTGAGCGCGCTCC